AGATATTACAGCTGCTCAATTGGTAACAAATGGTTCACATACTCGCATTACTGCAACTTATGACGATGCAGGCGATGGTGCAATTGATTTGGTTGTTGACAACGACTTGTCAAACTATGACAATTCAAGTTCTGGATTTTTGACTGCTGAAACAAACGACTTGTCTGCTGCTGTTGTTTGGGCAAACGTACCAAACGCAAATATCACACAAGGTTCTGTTACACAACACCAGGCTGCACTTTCTATTGCAACCACACAGTTGACAGGAACAATCAGTAATGCACAACTTGCTGGTTCAATCACAAATGCGAAACTTGTAAACAGTTCAGTAACAATCGGTTCTGACACAGTTGCACTTGGTGGAACTCAGACAGACTTGAATGGTATTACTTCACTTGATGTTGACAATATCACATTAGATGCAAACACTGTTTCAACAACAGATACAAACGGTGACTTGGTTCTTTCTCCAAATGGAACAGGAACAGTTACAGTTCCTTCTGGTTATGAGGCTCGTGCTGGTTTTGGTTCAGATTCACTTGTAAATAAATCTTATGTTGACAGCGTTGCAAACGGACTTGATGTTAAAGCATCTGTAAGAGTTGCAACTACTGCTGACTTGTCTGCAACATACAATAACTCTAATGGAACATTGACTGCAAACGCAAACGGTGCTATCTCAATTGATGGTGTTTCACTTTCATTGAACGACAGAGTTCTTGTTAAAGATCAAACTACACAAACACAGAACGGTTTCTATAAAGTAACAACTGTAGGTTCTGGTTCAGCTGCATTCGTTCTTACCAGAACACCAGATGCAAACGAAGCATCTGAAATCACTGGTGGTGCATTTACTTTCGTTGAAGAAGGTACTGCAAACGCAGACAATGGTTATGTTGCTACACACAATGGCATCCCAACACTTGGAACAACGAATATCACATTCGATCAGTTCTCTGGTGCTGGACAGATTGCTGCTGGTAACGGTTTAACAAAAACTGGTAACACTATTGATGCAGTAGGAACTGCAAATCGTATCTCTGTATCTGCAAATGCAATTGACATTGCTTCAACTTATGTTGGACAAAGTTCTATTACTACACTAGGAACAATTGCAACAGGAACATGGAACGCAGACACAATTGGTGTTGCATATGGTGGAACAGGAATTACATCTGCCGCAAAGGGTTCTGTACTTATTGCAAACTCTGCTGATACTTTCAGTGCTCTTGATGGTGGTGGTGCAAATGATGGTTTCCTATCTTACAGTGCATCTACAGACACAATCTCATGGGCTACAAGTATTGACGGTGGAACATTCTAATAAGTAGTCTTAGGAGATAACACATTATGGCTACTGTTGCGATTAGACCAAAACGCTCTGAAACTGCATCTTCAGTTCCATCTTCAGGCGATTTGGAAGTTGGAGAAGTTGCAATCAACTCTGCTGACCAAAAGATTTATACAAAAAAATCTGATGGTACAGTAGTTGAAGTTGCAAACGCCTCTGGTGGTGCTTCAGAAGGTTTCGCAATCGCAGTAGCAGTCGCATTAGGATAAGAAAACATGGCAATACCAACAACAAGAACAGATTTTAAAGAATGGTGCTTAAGAAGTTTAGGCAAACCTGTTATCGAAATCAATGTTGATCCAGATCAAGTTGAAGATAGAATTGATGAGGCTCTACAATATTTCGCACAATATCATTACGATGGTATTGAGAGGGTGTATCTAAAATATCAGTTGTCTGCAGCAGATATTACTCGTGCAAGAGGTAATGATTCTGGAACAGTTGCAACTGATGTTGATGGTTCAACAACTGCAACTTGGTATGAACAACAAAACTGGATTCCAGTTCCAAGTTCGGTTGTGTCTATCGTTAAAGTATTTCCTTTGACAGATAAGGCCGCACTGAATATGTTTGATATTAGATATCAGTTGAGATTGAATGATTTGTATGATTTTAGTTCTACTTCTGTTATTCACTATGAGATGACAATGCAACATCTAGATTTTCTAGATCACATTCTCATTGGTGAGACAGCAATTCGTCACAACCAACATCAAAACAGATTATACTTGGATGCAGATTTCCAAACAGACTTTGTTGCAAATGATTATATTCTCATAGAATGTTATCGCAAACTTGATCCAGCAACATATGCAGATGTTTGGGATGATATCTTCTTGAAGAAGTATGCAACTCAGTTGATTAAGAAACAATGGGGTGCAAACCTTTCTAAGTTTCAAGGTATTCAGATGTTGGGTGGTGTTGCACTAAACGGTGATCAAATTTATACACAGGCACAGGAAGAGATTGATAAGTTGGAAGAACAGATTCAACTTGCATACGAACTGCCGCCTATGCATATGATAGGGTAAGTTATGCCAACAAATGTATATTTCGATACAGGAACAAAACCAGAGCAGGCGCTCTATGAGGATTTGATTATTGAACAACTTCGCATTTATGGCCAAGATGTTTATTATATTCCTCGTAAGTTAGCTGGTACTGATAATATCTTTGGTGAAGATATCGGTTCTTCATTTGAGGATGCATACCTTATCGAAATGTATATGGAAAATATTGATGGATATGAGGGCGAGAAAGAACTCATGTCTAAGTTTGGTTTAGATATACAAGATGATGCAACCTTTGTTGTTGCAAGAAGAAGATGGGAACAGTTTATTTCTATCGACAATAACTTGATTGTATCTTCACGGCCAAATGAAGGCGATTTAGTTTATTTCCCAAAGGGTAACAAACTCTTTGAGATTACTTTTGTGGAAGATGAAGATCCATTTCTTCAAGTCCACAATCTACCTACATATAAACTAAAATGCAAAACCTTTGAGTATGGTTCAGAAGCCATTGACACAGGTATTGCAGAGATTGATGTTATTGAAACTGACAACTCTTTGGATATGTTGTCACATCAACTCACTTTGGAAACTGCAACTGGTTCTGGTTCTCTTATATTGGAGAACTCAGTAGAGAATGCTGCGGCGTCCTATATAATACTAGAAACTTATAATGTCGCAACTATTGATGAGAATTCACAGAATGATGACTTTGAACTTGCAGACGATAATATATTAGACTTTACTGAATCTAATCCATTCGGTGATGCTGGGGTTAATTAACTATGATTGGAAATTATTTTTATAACGAATCGACAAGAAATGTCGTAGTTGCGTTTGGTACACTTTTTAACCAAATTCAATTGACTAAAAAAGATAACAGTGGAAATGTCACACAGACAATGAAAGTTCCACTTGCATATGGCCCAAAACAAAAGTGGTTGTCAAGATTGACAGAAGACCCTAACCTTGCGAAAAAGGTAGCGGTTACACTTCCTCGTATTGGGTTTGAGATTTCTGGTTTGACATATGATGCAACCAGAAAACAAAACAAAATTATGAAGGCAAAGAAGGTACTAGATGGTGCAGATAACTCACAGTTAAAATCTGGTTTTATGCCTGTTCCATATAATGTTGACTTTGAGTTGTATATTCTTGCAAAGAACTCAGATGATGCGTTGCAAATTGTAGAACAAATCCTTCCTTACTTTCAACCAGAATACACAGTAACTTTGAGAGAGATTCCAGAACTAGATATCATTCGTGATGTTCCTATTGTACTGAATAGTATCTCTTATGAGGACGATTATGAGGGTGACTTTACAAGTAGAAGGAGTATCATTTATACTTTAAGTTTTACTGCAAAGTATTACTTGTACGGCCCAGTAACGTCTACAAATGTTATTCGTACTGTACAAGTTGACCAGTATGCAAATACTCCAGTTAATGCTCCATCTAGGGAACAGAGATACACAGTCGCACCGAATCCATCGAATGCAACTGCACAAGAATTTGATCCAGATGATGATAACTTTGGATTTAACGAAACAACAAGTTTCTTTGAAGATGCGAAAACTTATAATCCTGTAACTGACCAAGATGAATAAATAATAGAAAAGAATTCCTAAAGGAAGAAACGCATGGCAATTAGAAAAATCATATCAAGAAGTATCGGAGTGGATGTTATCGCTGCTGAGGATTTGGCAGCTGGTTCAGTTGAAACTGCCGAAATTCAAAATGGTGCTGTTACAGGCCCAAAACTCGCAGATAACCTAAACTACGATTCTGGAACACTTTATCTAGACAGTACAAACAATAGAGTAGCTATTGGTTCTACGAGTTCTCTTGAAAAACTAAGAGTAGCAGGAAACATTGAAGTATATAATGATGATACGGATGGTTATATCTGGTTTCACGATAATGGAACTAGAAGTTGGGCTGTCGGAAGTGTCCAATCAACAGGTAAATTTTCAATAAATTATTCCAATAATTTTTCATCTGCTGAACGTCTTACTATAGATTCCAATGGATTTACTAGTCTTAACACAACTACTGGTAATGAAAGATTAAATGTTGCTGGTGCGATAGGTTCTTCTGGTGCATCTGCTAATTTTGGTGCCGGTGACGAAAGAATTATAATGGACTATACTGGCACTGTTGCTCGTATTGGTCATGTTAATGGTGCATCTGGTAGTGCTAAACCACTTCAGTTTTTGACTGCCGGCGGCGCTAGAATGACTCTCAGTGCTGGCGGGTCTTTGGGCATTGGGACGAGTTCGCCAAGCGAAACTTTACACGTTGAAGAAAGCACCACAGGCAACGCTGTGCGTGTGTCTAAAGGTGGCAATTATATTGTTATGGGTGGTTCTGGCTCTGGAACACAATATG